GCGTGCATTTGTTTACCGGCATAACTACACCTTCGTTTGCAGCATGTGACTCGCGAACATTCTCATCCTGCATAGTTCTTACTTTCAGGTTCGGGTATATGTCGATGTCTGCATTGAACTGAATAAAATCTTTAGCTGTGCTCGTTTTATTTGCAACAAACTTTGATTCAACGTTCATGTAGGTTTCATTGTGGAGGTTCACCAATTTTTTAGCCTCTGATATAAATACATCCTTATCTGATACTGACCGTTTAAGGTCATTTAAATGCTGCATCAGGTTGTTAGACTTTGCACCTGAAAACTTCAACAGGTTTTCGCGGAACTGGCGTGTTAGTTCCTCATCATAGTACCCTTTACCCCATGCAGCTTCAGCGGCCTTGCTTAGTGATGCATAGTTCTTCAGCACTAAATCTTTGTCGAGGTCTGACGGCTTTACTTCACCGTTGTAGATTTGGTTTGCAAGGCGTTCGATGGCTGCATCCCATGTGGCAGCATTCACCCCCTTCGACAGGCTCATGGAACTAGCGTAAATGTAACTTTTTGCGCCCGCTACGGACGCATTAGGCTTTTTTTTTTGAGTCTCCTGTACCTGAGGTGTAGCTGCAAGTGTTTCTTTTACAGTTGTGATTGGTAATCCGGTAAGTTCGGCAAGTTTTTCAGGGTCAAAATTGAATGCTGTAGACAAGTCTTTTACGGCTTGTATCTTTTCTTTTAGCGTAAGCGTTTCAGTTTCATCCCAATCGAATGTAAGGTTAGCCAATGGCGCATACACAGAACTCAACTTCACCAATCGTGGCATTATTTCCTCATTCATGTAGAATTTAATAATCAACTTGTCAACTTGTATGCGATACTTCAACTGCCGTTCGTGTATTTCGGCTGCACCTACAAAGCTTTTTTCGTCTGTTATACCTGTACCTCCAAGTATCCGCTTGCTTAACTGACTGTCGCAAAATAGGTTCAACTTATCAAATGATTGATAGCCATCTGCATTAGTATCTTTGGCAATTTCAACCTTTTCGTTGCCCTTTAGAATGGCAAAGTGATTGGAACGGAATGACGTGAGCATTTTAAAAAGTTCCTGAGCGCGTGCATCGTCCTGACGGTCGGTAATGGCAAATACGGCAGGTACACCGAATTTTTCGATATAACTCATCCAAGAACCAAGACCAAGCTTCTTGGCCAGAATAATCATTGCTAACTCGTTGAGCATTCCTAACTCATAGTCGTTACCAATCTGCACATAATAATTGGCATACGTTCCGGACTTGTATGATACGCCGGTAGTGTCGTATTCTTCTTTCACTACTATACCTTTAACCGGTAAGAAGTTTGATTGTGGAATCTCCGTTACACAGTTCAGTTCGCCTTTGTCGTTCAACTCAATCATTTCAATAAGCTTTGTACCGTCGAAAGTACGCATACCCATTAGGCGAATTATATCTATATACCAAGGCCTTTCAAATAATTTATGCGCTTCCTCATCTTCTTTTTTTGATTTATCTTTTAGGTTGAAAGGAGCGCATTGTATTGGAAGTATGCGGCCATCAATGCATGATAACAGGTGTAAGTCTAATTTTAATGAGGCAAAAAAACGCATAAGTAAGCCGCGACGCGGGTCATCCGTAGCCGTTGCAGCCATGACGGCCGTAACCCAGTCGTCAATGGTTTTTGACGTGAAGTTAGTAGGTTGTTTTGTCCAGTCTAGTTTGCTAGCTGCATCTGTGCGTTTGTAATACTCACTGAATATTTTACCGCTATCTGCTTTGCCTAGAATGGAGGTAATTGCAGAATCAATAAATCTATCGAATATCTTAGCCATAGTGTTTAAATGCTATTTAAATGAAATTACTTTTGTTAGTTGTATTGCCGTAAAGGACCGGTGTTGTTTCGCCTGAAGCATCGGTTTGAAGTGGCACGCCTACCAATGACATTGCGCCTGATTGAATGCGTTCCAACTGCTTTGTGGCATCGGACATGAGCGTTACATAGTCTTCGGGAACTTTGCGCGCTGCGTTGCGTTTTACGGCACGATAAACGACAATTTGAGCTATGATTTGCTTTAATATTCCGCTGGCCAGTGGTGTAGTTTCTGCGAATATCAGATCGGTTTTATACCTACCGGTAATATATGATATGACATACTCAATGGCTTTTGATTCTATGCCATCCAATATGTCTGAATTGCCTGCTATGTTAGCTGTACTTTCGTCGAGAAAGCGTTCTTGAATGACTTGTGCAAGGTCATTTTCATCAATGTATTTCATTTTATCTGATATTATAAGTGACTGTCATTTTACCTGTGTTCCAGGACTGATCTGTTTCGCGTCGTGTTGGAGTTGAGTACTTTTCGAGAGCTTCCAAAGCTTCAGTATCGGCATCCGGTGAATCGTCGTGTTCGGTACTTCCTTCTTCTACGGCGCAAAGCTGCATAATTCCAACCTGGGTATCTGAGTGGCTTTTCAGCTTTTCGTTGTAATAAATACGTCCATTTTGGTAGTATGGTTGTTTGGTAATCATACGCATGAGCTTATTTACTTTAGCAACCAATACTTTCATAAGATTTAAACAGATTCCGTATTCATATTCCACCTCATCAATGGCTCGTTGTACTTCACCGTTCCAAAATTGTGATTCATATTGAAATAATGCATTAGTTCCAATTGGTAATTTTTTCTTGAAATCACACATCCATGCAACTGCCTGTTTCATTTTAGATTGTTTGACATAGCAGTCGATCAGCCAGAAATTATTGTCGGTTGATAAACCCCATGCTTTGCAAGCATTATAGTCGGAGGTATCGTTGTCGGTATATGCTATATCCCAATGAATAATAATCATTTTGAACTCATTTAATGCCGGCATTTTACCCCACTGTATTTGTTTTTCGCTGAATATCTTACCCTGTAGGATAGATTCATGCAAATACTCTGAGTAAGCGGCAGGTATACCCATGTTTTTCTCCTGAAGCATATAATACTCGCGGCTATACATGGCAGGCCATGCAGGTTCATAGGTTACTTTGTTGTATGCTTTCACCTGATTGACTTTCCAGTCGGGGTGTTTTTCCTGTAGAATGGTTTGGGTCATAACCCTTGCAAACTTATTGTTGGCATACAGTAACCGGCGTTTGTTTCCGGTCATGGTTGGCAGGATATCGCGCTCAATTTGTTCGGCCTGTTTGCGCATTCGTTTTGGGTTTCCGATTGTGTCAGGGGTTTCCAAATCATCAATAACCCATAGGTTTGGCCGACGGTGTTTGATACGTACGCCGCGTACTTTCTTTTTAATACCGAATGCCTTACCAATAAATCGTTGGTCTAATGTATTGAAGTTTCCAAACTCCCATGAACCCTCACACTTTTGTACTCCAAAATCGTGAATGAGCAATTGGTTACCTTCTAACTCAGCTTGAATATCGGCAAGAAGTTCCTGGGCACGTTCAACAGAATCGGACATAAGGCAAAGAAAAACATCCTCACCGCGCATCCATAACCACAATGGAATAATAACATCGCACCAAACTGACTTAGCCGCTCCACGAAACCACTCAAAGAACATTATAATCAGATCATCGTAGGCTACTTCATTAGCTGCCATTTTCTGAAACTCGGCACATTCGGCAGTTGCATAGTGTGGTAGGTATGTTTCTACCATATAGACAATATCAAGTATTGCCCGCTTTTTGCGTGCCTGTTGTTCCGCTTTAGTCTCGAATGGGTTTACATCGTTTGACTTGCTTGTAATGTCAAGCTTAGCGAGGTATTGTTCGGCTAGTAGTTTGTCCTGGACTCTTTTTGTTGCCATAGTTTATTATTTGGGGACTTTGGAGACGGTTGTGACGGTGTTATCCTAGCTCCTGTGTCTTTTTGCGAATATAGTATTGTTGGAAAGCGATAGTTTTTTCAAATAACTCAGGGTCGTGTTGACGCATGTCGGTAAATAGATCGTCCATCATGTTGATAAGTTCGCCCAGGGAGTATTTATTGTCTTTCTCCATCTCTCGAAGCGTTTTAGCCCACTTTGCTGAATTATCAGATAAGCGGTTAGCCTCAGATCGCAATTCAGCCTCTAATTTCTTATCGGTTGTCTTTACAGCATCACGTATTTCGTTTTCAATGTCTAAGCGACGTTCGGAATTAAGCCGGATTATTTGCTTGATGTTTTCAACCTCTGTACGTGATGACTGTTGTCGACCTTCACGTTGTTGCTTCCAACCTTCGGTGCGTGCCCAATCTGAGATAGTTTGTTCAGTAAGTCCAAGCAATTCGGCAGTTTCCTTTTGTGTTTTCCCCTGAATAACTATGTACTCATAAGCTGTAAACTTCAACTTTTGATATTCCTCTTTAGATAATTGTGGTTTACGAGGTGGTTTTGGAGTGTTGCGCTTCTGTTTCTTCATGGAATTACTTCTTTTTTTATGCAAAGTTGTACCTATTTACGGGTATTTGCAAAACATGATTTTATCTACTATAAAAA